GTATATACGCTGTCCAGATACTGACGCAGCAAAGTGGACTTGATAACCTGCAAGTCCTCGGTCATATCGTAAATAGAACGCCCAATCAGGCGGTGTGGCATCAGAATCGGGCTGACAACCGCAAACGGAATGTGGTCAAACGGCTCGTTATGCAGGATATGTGAGCCATTGCTGCCAATAGCACAAATCCGGCGGCGTTCCGCAATACCATCGCCGTCATAGTCAATCTTAGCAATGCACTCGTAATAGACGACCTCGCGCAGTGTCGGGTCAGCCGCATCTGTGCCAGTAACGGCCTCAGTGTCCTGAAAGCGGTTGGTGCGCTCCTCATCCACATCTAGGTCACTAATACCAGCGTGTGCCTCAACCTCCTCGCGGTCGTAGCCCATAGCCACAAGGTCGCTCACCGTCATCGTGGTGCGATGACAAACAAAGTAGGCGTCCTCAAGGCTGGTGGCCCGGCGGTTGACTAGAAACTCCTCTGGCGGGACATTAACGATTTTAATCTTGCCGGAGCGCTTGGTTACCCGAACGCTCAAATCATAGGTAGATGCAAGCGGAACCAGCTCACCAGCTTCGTCCATATAGCTTTCAGTGACTGTTTCGTTTTGCTCAATAACTTCGATATCCGGGTTTGCAAGGAGCATAGCCAGTTCATCTTCGGAAAGGTCATTATATTCCTCCTCGTCAACTTCCTCTTGTTCTTCGTAATAGTATTTCACCACGCCCAGCCGGAACAGGAGAGCATCCTTGAACCAGTTGTAGAGAACCTTGTAGCCCTCATTGTCGTGGTTGATGATGTAGTTCACATAGTCGGAAACTTGCTCCGCCTTCTCCACATCCTCCGAAGTGCGGGCATTGAAGCGCACATATTTGTCATTGGCCGTGAACACCCGCATCAGGTTCGGCATAATAGCCTCAACTGTATCAGCCACCTCGGTGCTAACAACAGAAGAACGCCCCTCGACTTCATTGCCGAGAGGCTCACCCATATAGAAATCCATCGCACGAATACGCTCTTGACTATATTCGCTATCGAAGTGATTTAGCGCATCGGTAATCTCAGAGGATACGATAGTGCTAAGTTGGTAATCGTCCATCTCTGCCATTGGCTCTCTTTCCTTTGGGCTTTTTGCCGCCATACATACAAGCGCTGGACTCCCTGCATAACTTCTTGGTTACGCAACCAGCGCACTGGCTGAACTCAGCCGGAGCCTCAGACTTGATTTCTGTTTCCTCTTTTGCGGCAACTGTGGGTTCAACCCGCCGCCGCTGCGGCCTTGGCCGCATCATCACCCTAGTGAACATTACTCGCTCGCATACATCCCTTTTTGCACATTCATCTTCGGCCTGCGCTTATAAGGCCGAGCCAGAGGTGCTGCGCGGTCACGCGGGACTTCCTGCATAACGCCCGGCCCGGTAGTGTCTTTTGCGTAGCTACGCGGCTTCTTCATCTTCTTCATGCCGTAGTTCATTTCTTCGCGCCTTTCTTGGATTTTTTGCCAGTAATGCCAACACCGAATGAGGTCTTGACCGGGACAGATTCAGGTTCAGGCAGAACAACAGGTTCTGCACCTTCCTTATACACGATGCAACGCTCTGCTGACAAACAGCGTCTAGGCATCGGGCAGTGTTCGCAAGTATTCATGTCTTTTTCCTTTTCTTCTTAGCTTTGCGGGCAATGTCCAGAGCTATGGCCGTGGCCTGATTCTGGGACTTCCCCTCCTTCATAGAACGGCGGATATTTTCAGAGATACTTCTCTTGCTATATCCGTTAATCAGTGGCATAATTAACTCCCACTTAACAGGGAGACAAAAATGAACAAAATTGAAGCCAGAGAGGACATAACGCTTTACTGTCAACGCCTTGCTAAAAAAAACCCAGATGAGGTGAGCATAGATGACTTGATTCACTTTGATGCCCTTGTCTGTGCCGCGCTTAGCATTGATGAAGATGAAAACCCTCCAGACTTCTTACTCCTTGCCCAAAAGTGAATATTTCATAATCGTATCAACAAGCTCTTGGTCAACCAACTGAGTTGGTAGGTTTAGTCTAAATGTATAATCCTTCATAGATGGGGATTGCAATTTGCCAGATTCTGTTCTTGCGCCCTCCAAAGGTCTGTAAAAATCCCTGAACACCATCTCTTTCGGGACTGGTGTAAGTAATCCACCAATGTAATGCCCCGCAAGCTGGGCGGGATAAGTAGAGTGAGGGACGGATGGGTCTTGTATGACCGGGCTATCTAAGTTCATTTTGCCAATAGTAAAGCCAGACTCTCCCGGCAGTGCGTCTTTTAGTTCTGCATCTGTGACGGCTGCCCTTGTAAGACCAACACTAGGAAACCCAGCGTTTTGAGCTGGGGCTTTGTCCATAGTTCTTACAAACTTTTTTCTTATGTCTGATGAAGCTGATGTAAGATAATCTCTGATATTTTCTGACATAACTCCCGGCCAAGATTTGTCAACTTTCTTCATCTCAGAATCAAAATCTTTTGCGGCTTTTGATGTTATTTTTGAAAAAGGTATTTGCTCTGCAAGGGCTTCTGCTGGGAAAGTTGCAAAATCAATAGCGTCTTTGCCCATCGCAACATATATCATGTTGACTGGAAGCCCGGTTTCTTCTGAGGCTCTCTGAACTCTGTTTTTAATATCAGAAATCACTCCTTTGCCAGAAGCCCAAACCGCAGATTCCTTTTGAGCCGCCTCACCTCTCATAAAGCCGGGGCCACCCTCAAGAGAGACGGGTCTTTCAAACTGCACCTCATCCAATCCCTTCAAAAGCAAGCCTGTTGCGGATTGGTCACCCATAAGGGGAAATAATAGAGAACCTTGCAAATCTTCTATGGTTATCTCTTTTTTGGGGGCTAGTTTGGTTGCTTCCTCTGTTATAGCAACACTTTCCGATACTTTCTTGGGGGATTTTACCTTGCCGTAGCCCAGAGGGTCTAACTCAGCCTTTGTGGGGCCGCGCCCCATACGCAGAGTGTTAGGCGAAACAGGGGTGAGTAGTCCACCTGCCAAGGCCGGGAGCATACCATAATCAACGCCGAAGCGACTGGCGGCTTCCATCATCTCAGGGCTGCCGGGTGCGCCTAACTCGCCCCTAGCCGCCTGACCGGGGAGGGTGAAGCTCTCGTAAGCCTCAATGGCAGCCTGTGGCAGTGCAAATGAAAACTCGCCCTCACGCTCTGCGAACGGCAGGAGAACGCTACGAGTTTCCTCGTCAACCGGAACGCTGAACAGCCCACGCTGGCGCAGCGGGCGGGAGCGCATTTGCAACAAACCCTCAGGCATTACTTTTTTTCTTCTTCTTTACAGTCTTGGCGGCGGCTTTGAACGCCTTAGCCGTGGGTGCGCCCTTCGTGCCGGGTTTTCTCATCTTCTCGCCTGAGCCAGCCTTAATCCGCTTGCGCTTGGCGTGGATGTTTGCATAGAGACCGCGAGCCATTATTTGCTACTCGCATATTTGCCGCACATAGTGCCTTTTTTGCCGCCCTTCTTGCCGAGCTGCTCTTTTTTGCCTTTAGCTGACTTAGTTCCGTATGCCATTAGCTTTTCCTCTCTGGCTCAGATTATGCGGCCATCTTATCAGATTTGATTCGGGGCTACCACTTGACCTTGTGGCTCCAATACCGAGCCGACATTTTGCTGGGGTTCGGGTCTTGAGCGTTGTGCCGGGCGTAGTAGCTCTTCTTCCGGGCCTTGTCCTTGGCCGACTTTGGATTGCTACCAGCACCGCTAACTCCTTGCTGACCAAATCGAATGGTCTTTACTTTGTCTCCTTCCTTGGCAACGACCACATGACTTTTTGTCGGGTGGCTCGGAGTGCGCTTTGGCTTGTTATATCCACTCACCCCGGCCCGCTTCAAACGGGGGTCTGGCGTTCTAGGCATCGTATTTTTGCTCCTCTACAACAACGCTGTGCAGCATCTCCTCCAGCTCCTCTGGGTGCATACCAGCCTCAAACGCTGCCGTAATCAACAGCCCAAAACTTGCGTCCAAAATGTGTTCCCATTCGACTTTCTCTATGCCTTCCTTGATGCCCTTGCAGTGAATGTGGAGCATCTGCTCAATAGCATACACAATCTCGCTGTGTTCCTTTTGGCTGTCCAGCTCTACCTCAATGTTGAGTTCCGCGCCGGGAAACTTGAAAACATTGTCACTCATACTATCCATCCTGTCTTTGCCTTAAAGGAACGCCTGTTACTATAACCCTTCGAGTAACCCGCCGCAATCGCGCCAGATTCGGCAAAAGTCAGCACAAAAGCGTCAGCCACATCAGGACTACGCTGGCCCCTGCGCTTCATTTCGTCCTTGCTCTCAATCTTCAGCTTGCCGTTAGAGAGATACTTATACCGAATCCCGGTGATTTCCTGAATCAGCGTGTTGTCCTCCGGTATCTTCACATCTCGGCCCTCAAACCACTCGCGGCAGTTCCAGAACAGCTCATCTCGCAGCCTGTTGAACCTATCCTTCAGGCTGGCCGTCTCGCTCACAGAAATTGCCACGGCAGGCAAGTCTAGCTCTCGCAGCCTGTCAGCCAGCCCCGCACCAATGCCAATAGCGTCAATGTAAATCGCCATTGGCCGCATCATGTAGGGCGTGGCCTCATACTCGGACAGCACAATGCCCGCCATTTCCATCAAATCGCGGCCCTGATAGGTCTTGATAGGCTCCAGCAATGTCTGGCCCTGACGCTTGGCTATAGCACTCCTATCGCCGCCAAAACGGGCCACATCAACGCCCCAAATCGTAGGCGTGGTAGGTGACGGCTCCACATCACGATTCACAGCCTCCTCTACCAAATACAGCGGCAGCAGCACATCATCAGACTGCGTGGGGAACTGCCCCAGAACGCGAACCCGATAAACATTGCTGTCCTCGCCATACTTCTCCGCCATACCCTCTAGAAACTGCTCAGAAACGGTCGTGGCATCGTGACAACTCACAGTCATGCAGTGCCACCTGTTGCGCTGGCTGTGATGGCTCTCATAGAAGAACCCCTCAGAACGGGTGGGGTTCCCGCACATCACAGTCTTTGCCCCGGCAGTAGACATAGCGCCCTCGCCGACCTGAAAGACAACATCGGGAATACCAGACGCTTCCTCGCACAAAAACAGCATATTCTCGCTGTGAAAACCCTGCAATGCCTCTGGGTTCTCCCGGCGGCTCGTCCGGGCTACCGCAAAGCTGTCGCTGGCCCCCTTCAGGGCAATCTTATCGCTCTTGAACTCCAGCAGGTCGCGCCACGCCTCCGGCAGGCTCCGCGCCCACTTGTCAATCTCAGTCCACAGCACATCAGACAGCTGGTGAGCCGTGTTGGCCGTTACAGCGACCTTGCAAGGGT